TGGTGCTAGTGCAAACGTCGAACCCAGCGATATGCGAACAATGATACTCGGCATAATGGGTCACTCATTGTTAATTGTATATGCACTCTGGCACCTTGGTTACACAGGCTCAAAAATAGATAGCTACTTGTTTATCGTACTTCAGGCTGGTATGGTTTATTTTTATGCAACGAACACCGAACCTAACGAGCCT